GTGCGAGATATTCAAGCTGCCCCGTGCCGAATCGAAGTCGGCCGGTGGCAAGAATCTGATTCAGTTGTTTTGCGTCCCAAAGAAAGACGGCATTTACAACGATCGTGTATCCCACCCCACAGAATGGGCCGAGTTTTTGGCGTATGGTGGCCAAGACGTTGTGGCCATGCGCCACATTTTTCGGAAAATACCTAAGTGGAACGCAACTCCCCGAATGTGGGCGCTGTGGGCGCTCGATTACCGAATGAACCACCGTGGCGTGGCGATGGATTTGAGGCTGGCGTCATCAGCCGTGGAGGCAACGACACGAGCAAAGGCACGACTGGCGGCGCGCACTGCCAAGCTGTCGAAGCTGCAGGCAGATGGGCTGGAAGGCACGGAGAGCGCCGTGGAGGCGACCACGCAGCGCGATCGATTATTGGCGTACATGGAAGGTTTTGGTGTCAGCCTACCGGATCTTACCGCGGACACTGTTGAAAGGAGACTTGAGGATGAGTCACTTCCCGGCCACATTAAAGAACTTCTTCGCATTCGGCAAAAGGCGTCCAAAGCCAGCACCGCCAAATACCAGCGGGTACTCAATCAAAACGTTGCGGGCCGCCTCTATAATTTGCTGGTGTTCTGTGGCGCTATGCGCACTGGCCGTTGGGCTGGTCGTACTTTACAGCCTCAAAATCTACCACGGCCTAAACATGCTCCTGCTGAAATAGCACGCGCTATTCGATTTTTTCACGCGGATGCCATCGAGCTGCTGGATGACCAGGATGTCATGGGGTTGGCATCGAGCTGTTTGCGCGGGCTCATCATTCCTGGTGCCGGCCGCAAGCTCGTCATTTCGGACTACGCCAACGTCGAAGGGCGGTTTATGGCATGGGTGGCCGGCGAGGAATGGAAACTCGAAGCGTTTCGCGCGTATGATCGCAAGGAGGGACCAGACCTTTACAAAATTGCCTACGCGCGGCCTTTCGGGATTGATCCTAATGACATCATGGATGAAGGCGATTACCGCCGGCAGATTGGGAAAGTCATGGAGCTGGCCCTTCAATACTATGGAGGTGTCGGCGCTTTCTGCGCGATGGCAGAGACATATGGTTTGCGTCTCGAAGAACTTGCCGCCACGGCATGGCCCACGATCCCTGACGCCATCAAACGCGATTCCCGCGACAAGTGGGCGCGTGCCATCAAACGTCGCCGGACCTACGGTCTTGAAGAACGAGTCTGGATCGTGTGCCAGTCGCTCGTGACGCTATGGCGTGAAGCCAATCCGATGATTGTGGCGTTTTGGCAGGCCCTTGATAACGCCGTCAACAACGCTTTGCAGCACCCGGGAAAACGGTTCAAGGCCGGAGAGCGCATCAGCGTCGATAAGATCGGCAATTGGCTTCGCATTCGATTGCCGAGCGGGCGCTACCTCAACTATCCGGCGCCGCGCGCCAAGACCGGCGATTGGGCGTCGTCACGATCGTTCATCGGTGTGGACCCCTACACGCGGCAGTGGAAACGGATCAAGACATATTCCGGGAAGGATGCTGAAAATATCTGCCAGGGCGGATGCGCAGACCTCATGATGGATGGATTGCTCGCGGCCGATGAAGCCGGGTATGATCCGGTGCTGTCAGTGCATGACGAAGCGATTACCGAGCCGCCGGACACGGATGATTACGACGACAAGAAATTGAGCGAGTTGTTGGTGCAGTCGAGCTTGTGGGCGGATGATCTACCATTAGCCGCCAAAGGAAAAACGAGCTACCGATATTCCAAGTAATGCAGGGAGCGACTATGAAAATTTTGATTGGGCTGGCGATTTTGATCGTGTGGTTATTGGCAGGGATAGCGATTGCTAGGATTATCGGCTTCGGGCACATCCCCTATGACGATGAATGATGTTGCCGCGCAGTTGTACCAAGCGCTACGGTCGTACCCATGTCGGTGCATTTACGCGCGAATGCCCAATGGCCAGCCGGTGTTTGAACGAGGGGAACGGATGTTGGAATCTCCGTGCGCTCGATGTGTGGCTATGGCACAGTACGAATCCCTAACCCCGGAGAGCACCCATGTCTGACATCGTTTTGTCTCGCGCGCAAACCGCCAAGCTGGCAGCCGGTGGTACGCTTACCATTACCGGCACCAATGCCGAAGCACCCGCACCGATTCCTACGCCTCCGCCGATTTCGCCCATTCCGCCGATTCCGCCGACTGCGCCGATTCCGCCGACTGCGCCGATTCCGACGCCCAATCCGGTGCTTCCTTCGTTGCCGCAGACAGGTCCCAACGTCATTTACAACGGCGCCGTCGCCGGCAAGGAGCTGTGGCCCGGAGATTGGGATGGCAGCGGATCGACCGCCAATTACGACGACAAGTTGGACGGAGTGACGTGCTTGAGCATTCTGGCCAATAGCGATTACCCATTTTGGTTGCCCTTTGCGCCGGCCGGCGGTGGCCCGCAGGGCATCACTCCGACGTTTGATCCGACGCCCTACAGCCATTTGACGATCATCATGAAACCCACCAACGGCAACACGGACACGTTGAACGTGGGCGCGTACACCTACACGGTAGCCAATGGTGTCGTGCAGCCGGATATCGCCACGGGCGGCACTACAATGTCTCAGTACGCCGTCAGCAGCCCGGACGCCAATGGGCTCATCACGTATCGAGTGCCTTTGGCCGCATTGAAAACGGTGAACCCGCTGTACAAAATCATCCTTCAAGATTCCAGCACTCCGGTGGGCCAAAAGTTCTGGGTGCATTACGCAGCGTTCACCGATTAATGGGAAAGCCTGAAGCCACGATTGAGGAATTGCTGTGCTCAGGCGTCATTGCTCGCGGTGGCTGGCCGGCGAAAATGATCGACAAAGGCCGGCGCGGCGCTCCCGATCGGGAGTGCCGTTTTCCCGATGCCTTGACGATCTATGTTGAAACCAAAGCGCCCAACGGCCATCTCTATTCGTGGCAAGAGCGCTATCAAGAAGATCTTAGGTCGTTAGGCTATTGGGTGTTCACCATCTGGAACACTCAGCAGCTCGAAGAATTTTTCATAGGCTACGACAACGGCGAATATGACTGAGATGCTGGTGCCTCGCGCACCTCAAATCCCCATGATGGAGTTTATCCGCAAAATACCACGTTGCGGATTGTGGGCCGGCATGGGCATCGGAAAAAGCTCTGCAACGCTGTTAGCGCTCGATACCATGCGATTGTTGGGAGAGGTGGACACCCGACATCCGGCATTGGTCATTGGTCCGGCGCGCGTGGCGCGTACCGTATGGCCCGATGAGATTCGCAAATGGGCGCAGTTCGCCGGGTACACGTTGGTGTCCTTGGACGGCACCCCCGCGGAGCGATTGAAAAAGCTCAAGATCAAGGCGGACATCTATAGCATCAGCTACGAACTGCTGCCCTGGCTAGTGGAGCATTGGATGGCCAAATGGCCGTATCGGATCGTCGTGGCCGATGAGCTTGAACGATTGAAAGGGTTTCGGGAGAAGTCGCATGGCACCCATTTACAAAGCGCCAAATCAGGTGCTAGCGGCAAACGCGCCCATGCGATCGGCAGAGTTGCGCATAATCTCACAGATCGATGGATCAATCTTGGCGGTACTCCGGCTCCCGCGGGGCTCAAGGATTTGTGGGGTAGCACGTGGTTTCTGGATCGAGGTGAACGATTGGGACGAACTTACACGGCATTTAAAGAGCGCTGGTTTAGACTGCGTTGGAGTGGCCAAGGCATTGAGCCGTTACCGTTTGCTCAGGCAGAAATCCAAACTGCGCTCGCTGATATTTGCCTTACCGTTGACCCCAAAGATTACTTCGACCTGAAAGATCCGATCGTCAATTCGATCAAAGTGCAGCTTCCGCCCAAGGCTCGCGCGCTTTATGACAAATTAGAACGCGATATGTTTGTGAAGCTGGAATCCGGCGCCAGCATCGATGCGCTGACCGCTGCCGGGCTGACCAACAAATGCCTGCAGATGGCGAACGGCGCTATGTACACCATGCACCCCCAATGGGAGGAAGTTCACCGTGCCAAACTCGAAGCCCTCGAATCGATTGTCTCAGAAGCAGGCGGTATGCCTGTTCTTGTCCAAAGTTCGTTTGTCTCGGACAAATCCCGAATACTCAAAGCCTTTGGCGGCGCTGTTGACCTGTCCACCGCCCGCGGATTGGCCGCTTTCAAAGCCGGCGACGCCCCCATCGGAGTAGCCCACCCGGCTAGCATGGGCCACGGAATCGACGGATTGCAGCATGTGACCAATCAGCTCGTGCGGTTTGGCCACGTGTGGAAGCTCTCTGAGACGATGCAGATGATGGAGCGGATCGGGCCAATGCGCCAATATCAAGCGGGACTTGACCGCAACGTATGGGAGCACCGCATAATAGCGGCCGACACCCTGGATGAAAGCGTGCTGGATGCGCACCAGCACCACCGATCGGTGCAGGATCAATTGCTACTGGCTTTGAATCGAAAACGTCACAAGGAAGGCTCATGAAAAAGTTCGGATTGATTTTATTGCTCGCGGCCTCGGTGGCATTGGCACAAGCCGCGTCCCCCACGGCGTCGCTGTCTTGGACTGCGCCCACGGCTTACACCAGCGGAGCGGCGTTCCCCAGCGGGACCGCGATTACGTACAATTTGTATCAGGGCACGCAAGTCGGCACCGCGGTTCCGTCGTTGCTCAAGGTCCAATCTGGATTGACGGCCGCCAGCGCCACCGTGACGGTTGGGCTGACGCCAGGCACCACGCAATGCTTTGCGGTAACGGCCCTCGTTGCCGGCATTGAGTCGTCTCAATCGAATCAGGCATGCACTGCCATTCCGAATCCGGTTCCCGACGCACCGACGCAAATCACTGTCGTCATTCATTGATCCGGGTTCCGATCAAGAGCCTCGCGCCGTCCCAGCGCTCATTTGCAGTGCTGGATGACGGCCGCGGGGGCCGGCAAGCGGGCCGAGGCAAGGCGACCCATTGCAAGCGCGGCCACCCTTTGGTGCAGGGAAACCTGTACAAGACCGCCGAAGGGTATCGCTGTTGGGCTTGCAAGCGCTACCACAACGAACTACGATCCCGCAATGGCGATAGGACCCGTGAAAAAGGGTGCGATGCACCGGGACTTGGGCAAGAAGCCCGGATCCCCCATCACGCAGGCGGACATCAAACGCGAAGCAGCCAAAGGTCCCCTTGGCGCCAAACGGGCAAATTTCGCTCGCATGGCGAAAAGGCATTGGAAACCCCTCGGAGATGAATTCTGATGGCCGATAGGATAGAAACGGATGACGACGGCAAGACCTACAAGAATGGCGTTTTGCAGGTCAAATCAGGGTCTCCGGGAGTCGGCGGCGCCATCAGCGATGCGGTATCGGCACTTCAGAAAGCTTTTGCTCCGAAAAGCCTGACCCAGCGCGGCCAGAAGCTCGATCAGCAAATTGATGAAGAATCCGGGGCGCCGGCTTCGAGCTTAGGCAATCAGTTCTGAAATTTGCTTCCACTCGGGAGAGCCTAAAAACATGGCTCGTTCCGCCAAACGTCGCCGCTTCAGGCCGGCGCTGACCTCTCCATCGACATGATCCCACCGGATGAACTGATCGGCCGCCAGGGGCCATTTGCGCTCGTTGACGAGGGCGAGCAGCGTCGAATGCTCGAAATTGCCTACACCCACGTTATAAGCGAACGAACACAGGGCATCGAATTGCGGCTGAGTACAGTGCATTTTGAGTGCACTATCGACTGCCCGCTCTACCACGAACGCATCCGCTTGGAACCACGTTTCGGCCTCTGCTGGCGTGCATGTAGCACCCTCGAATGCTTCCGGCCCACGGTGGCCCCAGCCAATCGTCCAGAGCCCCCCTGAATCTCGGTAGGCAGCCAGCGCCAGCTTCTCAAAGCTTTTGATGAGCGCTTCGCCCGTGGAACTCAAGGTGTTCATGCGGTCCCCGGCCCGAAACCGCTGGAAATTCCGTGGCCGCCAATGAACTGCAGGCACCACAGCAGCAGCACCACCCCGATCACCACGTACAGCACCGTCTTGACGATTGAAGGGATTCCGGGGATTTGCCCGATGCCCCACAGGATCAGCCCCACGATGCACAGCACGATGAAAATGTAGAGCAAACTATGGATCATGAGCTACCCCTTGTGTGGTTTGGCGTTGGCGATGGCATCTTCTCTCAGTTTATCGATGGCCGCTCGCAATTCTGCGATTTGCACCTTGATGTTGTTCGAGTCATCGTCGCGACGCAGCGTATCCCTGGCGTATTCTTCACGCGGGACCCCCACGGGGCGAGCCAGCAGCACGGCCACGCTGGAATTCAAATTGAACAGCGCGA